GAGATAATCTTTTTCAAAACAGAGCAAGTAAGGATGAAAGGTTTATAATAACAGCAGCTAGACATTTTGAAAACAAAAGAGTTCTTGCAGATCAAGAAGCAAGAGCATTTATGGCAAACAAAGGTTATTTTTTAGACGATCCTATTTTAACTTTTCAATCTTTAGCTAAACAAACAATACCTGTTACTGAGTTTTCTAGGGTTTTTGGAGCAAGAGGAGAAAGACTACAAGGGTTTATTAATGGTATAAGACGAGAAGTTTATGGTGGTTCAGATACAACAAACAATACAAGCCTTAAAAAAATAGCAGACAAATATGTTAAAGATTTAAAAGGAACTGTTGATGGTTATTTTGGTTTACATCATGCAGAAAGATCAGTTGCTAATAATGAAACAGCAGCATCTACTGTAGCAATTCTACAAGCTTTACTAGCAACTACTAAACTTACAAAAGTAGCTTTACCGAGTTTTGGTGATCTTATACAAACTTACAAAAACAGTGGATTCTCTGCTGGTTTTGAAGCAACAAAAAAACAAATAGTTCGTATGCGTAACGAAGATCAGTTTAGACCTTCTGAAGCTTTAGGACTTAGAACAGTAAAAAGTAAAGAAGATTTAAAAGGTGCTGAAAAAATAGGAGATGTTCTTTGGAATAATAGAAGATATAATGGTCTATTAGATAGAGTAATGGCTGAGTGGATGATTGAAATTAATCCTGCCAATTTAACTCAAAGATATGCACAAGAATATCAGCGTAAATTTTTTGAAATTGTTCAACTTGGTAGGATTACTAGGTTTGCAAGAGAATTTGCATTTGATGCAGGAGCTATTAGAGCATGGCAAATAGGGCAAAAAATAGGAGACAAAGGAAAAGTTAAAAGAAGTTTATTAAAAGAACTAAGTGATATAGGTTTAGATGTAGATAGCGCTAGGTATCTTAGTAAGTTTAAAAAGATGGATGACATACAAGGAGATGAAGTAGCAGAAAGATTAATCAATAGAGCAGGATTTAAGTCAGCAGAAAGAGATGCACTTATACCTACAGTTGGTAATAGACGATTATTTGCAGCTTCAAGAGATCCGTCAGTTCGTTTTTTAGGAAGTTTTCTTTCTTGGGCGCAAGCAAAAACAACACAAACAAATGCTCTTGTTACTCGTTTAGAAAATGGAGATGCTGCTTTAGGTGCAAGAATGATAGGTGCTTTATCAGTTTATGCTTCAATAAGACAACTACAACTAGATTTAAACTCATCAGAAGCCTTTAGGGATGATACGTTAATTTCAGAAAGTAAAGAAATAGATCCTTTATTAACAAAATTAGGAGACACTGTTATCTTTTCTGCTGAAGTAATGCCTTGGTATTTAGACAAAGCAGTAAATACAATACGTTATGATTATGGTAGTAATCCTGTAACAGGACTTGCTCCTGTGTTAGAACTAATGGATGACTTAGTAACTGAATCAATAAAAGCTGGAAGAGGTGTAGACGAAGCCTTACAAGAAGGAGATAGAGAAGAACTTGTTGAAGGTTTAGTAGGTATTGGTGAAACTCTTGTTCCGTTCTTTAAAGATTGGTCGAGAAGTTATAGTGGTCTTTTTGGTATGGGAGGTCAGAAAAAAATAGCTGAACTAAAAGGAGAAAAGTATGCTCCTGTTCAATATAAATTTGAAGGATCAAAGCCAAGATATAAAAATTTCAAAGGCGGTGAAGTCTCAGAAGAAAACCCTGTACCTAACGCTGCTCCAGAACCTTCTGAAAGAATCAACCCTTATACTGGAGAGCCTTACGAATCTGAGATGGAACGTCTTGGTTTTAAAGACGGCTTACTTGTATCTATTGGTGTTGCACCTGTATCCGATAAAGAAATTAATAAATTAAAGAAGTCTTTAAAGAAACGACAAGCTAAACGAAATGGTGGTAAAGCTACTCGTAACTACGCAAAAGAATACGCTAATTACCATTCTTCTGAAAAACAAAAGAAAGACAGGGCGCACAGAAACAACGCAAACAGGCAGTTAAAAAGAGAAGGAAGAATTGCAGCAGGTGATGGTAAAGATGTCGATCATAAAGATGGTAATCCTAGAAATAATTCACCAAGTAATTTAACTGTTAAAAGTAAACATACAAATAGAACAAGAAAGTTTGCTGGTGGTATGTTAATAAAAGCTTTAGCACAAAGACAAGCTCAAAAGTTTGAAGAAGAAATGCCTGAAGATGCGAAAACTTATAGACAGTTTTATCGTTTTGCAAGAGAACAAGGGCTTTCTCATCCTGAAGCAGTAGCTGCTCAAGCCAGTTTAGAATCAGGACACGGTAAATCAGAGCTTGCTCTAAATCAAAACAATGTTTTAGGTATAAAAGTTCAAAGAAAGAAAGAGGTAGAAGAACAAGAATCTGTTTCTATGCCTACTGTTGAATACGAAGACGGAAAGAAAAAAGTTATTGATGCAAACTTTAGAGTGTTTGACAATGTTAGGGATTCATTTAAAGGATATGAAGAAAAAACAGCGCACGAAAGATATAATAAAGCAAAAGAAGCTGAATCAGCAGAACAATATTTAAGAGAGATACAGGAAGCAGGATATGCAACTGATCCAAACTACGCAGATAAAACAATTGATATTATGAATCGTTATTCAGATTATATTTCTCCTAGATTTAAATAATACTTGACAAAACTTAAAAAGGATACTATACTATGTTACTATACACCGAAGAACAATTAGAAAATGCTTACGATATTTATCGTACTCATCAAGCCAGACAAGATTTAAGCTTTATGAGTTTAGAACATTTTCGATTATTCTATGAACAACTGGCTGAAGAAGTCTTAACAGGTGACATAGAGGAGAGTTATGGTGGGTTTTCCATTTGAAATAATTACGATGCTTGGCTCTACTTTGCTAAGTAGTTTGCTAAGTATATGGTCGCAAAGTCGCAAGGCTAAAGAAGAACAACAAAAACTTCTTATAACGAGAGGTGAGTTCGAGATGAAAGCCAAGCAACAGTCTCTTGATCACGGATTAAAAGACAAAGGTTTTGCTTGGACACGAAGAATCATAGCTTTGGTTTCTGTATTCGCAATAGTAGTGCTGCCAAAAATGGTCGCAGTATTTTATCCAGATGTGGATGTAACAGTCGGATACACCAATTGGAATCCGGGTTTTTGGTTTTTTAGAGAAGGTAGAGAGATTTTTGAATGGATTACTTTTCAAGGTTTGGTAATAACGCAATTAGATACCAATTTAGTATCGGCTATAATTGGCATGTACTTTGGTGGTAGTCTAGTTAAGAAGTAGAGGAAGAAAAAAAATGAATATGCAAAATCAAATGAGTGGTTTCTCAGGAGACATGGACAGGAACGAGGTCGAAATAGACTTAAGTAAATTCATGGCACTCCTTCAAGAGAAGTCAGATTTAAAAGACAGGATAAGGGAACTTGAAGATGAGAAGAACGACAACCCTTATCAAAAATTTATATTTGTAGCAGAAGCAATAGACAGTTGGAGAATAATTCCAAGAGCTTTCTTAGGTGTCTATATGTATCTGTTATATTTTACAACATTCTGGTTCATGGACTTGCCTGAACCTACATTTGAACAATCAGGATTAATCTCGATTGTTGTGGGCGCTGGCGCAGCATGGTTTGGATTATATACAAACAGCCATAAGCCAGACGGTAAAAAAGACTAGAGGTAAAAACTAATGAGTTTAATATTATTTTTAATAATTATCGTCATGGGTATTATGTGGCATTGTGAGCCAAACATGATGCGAGACATGGTTGCTAAATCTAAAATTGTTTTAGAAAAAGCAAAAGTTCTTGCAGTCAAATGTAAAAAATACGCAGTCGATATAAAGGATTTATTTAAGTACAAAGGGTAACCTTAATCTTAAATAATAGGAGTCTCTTAGAACGCTCATATGGAGGTCTGAGAGGCATTTATAAACAGCATTCTTGCTTATAATAAGGAGAAGAAAAATGGTCAGAAAAAGAAATGACTTTTATGGAATGGTGGATTTTAGAGATCCAATATTTTCATCATTGTTTGTAGGATTTGATGGTCTTTTTAAGAACATGGCAGAGATGTCACAAGGTTCTAAAAGTCTACCAAGTTATCCACCTTACAATGTGCTTCAAGACGGAGACGATTACGTAATTGAAATCGCTCTGGCAGGCATCAGTAAAAAAGATGTCGACATTACATTACAAGAAAGAACCTTAACAGTTTCTTATGAGTCTTCAGAAGATGAAGGCGATAACAAACTGTATAAAGGAATTGCACAACGCTCGTTCAAAAGACAATTTAATTTGTCTGAAGACATTGAGGTCGAAGGTGCAAACTTTGTAAATGGTATGTTAAATATTTTCTTGAAGAGAATTATTCCAGAAGAGAAGAAACCCAAAAAAATAAAAATTAAATAGTGATAAAGTGGAATATGATTTTGAAAGAAAATGGACAAGGGTGAATAAGGAATACCTTACAACCTTAGTTGATGATCACCAAAGATACCGCTTTATGTTTAGAGTTCTTTTTGGCTATTTAATTTTTGATATTATATTACACTTAGGTTTACTAAATTAATTTTATACTGAAGAAGAGGAGGGCAGTATGATAAACAAAACTAAAACTTTATTTGGAGCTTTGATTTTATCTGCTCTTTTCTTTGGAGGTCCTGCGCAGGCAGATCAAACAGGTGATTGTACAGCAGGTGAGCAGTATTGTGAACAGAACTCGTTGAACACAACCAACACCACAACGACCACAAATACCAACACTAACACTAATACCAACACTAACACTAATACTAATACTAACAACAACACAAATACAAACACAACAACGACTACTGGAACGCAAACCAATACCAATAATAATACGAACACTAACAGCAGTACAAATACAAGCACTAACACTAACACTAACAATAACACTAGCACCGCTACAAATACAAATAATAATAACAATGTTAACTCGACTACGACAACTGGTACGAACACCAACAACAACACAAATGTTAACACTAGTACATCTACTAGTTCTAGTACCAATAACAATACAACTAATTCAACTGTTTCTAGTACGGTAAATACTACTAATAGTAATACAAATAATAACAATAACACCAGTACATCTACAAATACTAATAACAATAACAACAATAGTACAAGTAATAATACTAATAATAATACGAACACTAATGTAAACAAATCTGATTCAACTTCTCAAGTTACATCAAACAATAAGAACGTAAACGAAAACAAAAACACTTCAGACAACACCAACAGAAACATAAATGAAAGCAAGTCTGAACAGGTTATCACACAAAATATCAATCAAAAAGCACCGCCTGCTTCTGCGATTGCTCCTTCTATTATGAGCTACAGCCAAGACCTTTGTACGGTTGGAAGGTCAGGTGCATATCAAGGACAAGTGTTTGGTTTCTCTACAGGTCGTACAGTCCGTGACGAAAACTGTGAACGCTTAAAGCTTTCCAAGTATCTATACGATACAGGCATGAAAGTAGCCAGTGTCTCTATACTTTGCCAAGACCCTCGTGTTTTTAAAGCAATGTCTATGGCAGGCACTCCATGTCCTTACGAAGGAAAGATTGGTGACGAAGCAAAACTTGCATGGAAAGAAAACATTACAGATAGACCTGATTACATCGAAGCAAAGGCTCAATACTTAAAGAAGTGTAAAGGTACTAGAAATAAAAGTAATCTGAAAAAGTCGAGGCTGACTTGTGCTAGGGAATTTGACAAAGGCATTTAGTGTAGTACTTCTTTTATTTGCCTCGTCAGTCAACGCTAATTATATATACGAAGCAAACCAAAGTCTTTTTGATTTAACAAGTCAAACAGGCACAACCAACATGGCATCTGGTGACGATCAAGTCTCAGGTGCTTTTAATTTAGATTTTACATTTACGTTCTATGGCGAGGACTTTACAACTGCTAGAATGGCAACCAATGGTTGTTTACATTTTGGGTCGACAGGATCTTACTGTAACGACTACACACCTGATCCTCTACCTGAAATTACATACACCTTATATCCTTTTTGGACTGATCTAATACGAGACAACGGCTCAAAAGTTTTAGCCAAAAACTTTACCGATAAAAGTGTCTTTGGTTGGTACAACCTACGAGAATACAATCGAGGAAACACAGACAATTCTTTTGAAGTAGTTTTATGGAAGTCTAATAATACCTTTGAGTATCGTTATGGTGGATTAAATATTATTAATCATGATGTCTTGATAGGTGAACAAGGTGCAGCAGACGAGACATATACATATTTGTTCTATGACCAATGCGGTAAAGGAACAACAAATGCTTCTGGTACTTGTGTAAATGCTACATGGAACAACAGTTCTTTTAATACTCTGTTAGAAAACGGTGGAAGCTTATATGGTTTAGGAACAGGAAACTCTATAGACTGTAGCAATCCTCTTAATAATAGTTCTTGTGTTGGATATGATGCAGCATATTTAACTCAACAATGTGGATTGGATTCACTACACAGCACCTCTTGTCCTTTATATTGGGAAGCCTACGATGATTTACAATGTGATTTAGATCCTCAATATGCTCCGTTTTGTGCAGGCTATGCTCAGGAAGCTTCGGTAGCTTACTACATTGAAGATGAGTTTGATTATGGATACGAAGAAGAAACAAACTATGGTTATCATGAAGAAGAATTTTATTATGATGATTATATAGAAGAAGAACTATACGAAGAATACGTTACATTTTTTGAAGAAGACCAATACGAAGAACTGTTCTTTGAAGTTCCAGAAGAATTTGAAGTCTTTGCTTTTGAAGAAGAACTCTTTGAAGAAGAAATATTTATAACAATAGACGAAGAATATTATATACCTCTAGAGTCTATAGAAGTAGAAGAGCTTCCTATTTTATTAGAAGAAGAATACATAGACTTTGTAGTTGATATCTTTGAACAAGATACTCCTGATCCTATATTCTTAGAAGAAGTTTTATTTGAAGAGTTTGAAAGACGAGAGATAATAATAGAAGAAGAGTACATGGAAGAAGAACCTGTAGAGTATTTAGAGTTTGAAACCATAGAAGAGCTTGAAGAATGGTTTGAAGAAGAAGAAATAGAAGAAGAAATAGAGGAAGAAGTAGAAGAAATAGAAGAAGAAGCTGAAGAAACTAGAGTAGCTGAAGAAGAAAAGAGTGGTATTACTACACAAATGTTAAGTGTTGTAGCCAGTACAATACAAACAGCAACCAACAGCGTGAGTGGTACAACATCAGGCACATCTATCCACGCAACAGGAAATACAAAAGCATCTGGCGGTAGTGTCGCAGGAAATACAACAGCTACAGCAGTAACCAGTAGTGTTACAGGCGGACAAAGCATGTCAAACTCACCGAGTATATCAGCTCAAGTAGTTAGTTCAGTGGTACAAACGCAACAAGTTTTAAATAGTTTTAGTACCGACAGCAGTGTTTCAAATACCATGAGTACACAAAACACAGCAGTAGGAAATACCGACAGTGGCAGTAACACAACAGTAGGTTCAACTACCACAACAACTACTGAAACAACTACCAATACTAGTGTTGCGAGCAATACAAGTGGTAACAATAATACAGCAGTAGGGAATACAGGTGGTGACGAAAATGCAGCAGTAGGTGAAACAACTGGTCCTCAAAACACAGCAGTAGTATTTGAGAACAACATGCAAGACCAACAAGAACAATTAGAACAGCAACAAGAAGAGACAGGAAAATACGCAGACTCTACACAGCTTGTTGCGTACATGGGTACAGTGCCGGGATTTGATGCATACAAACAAATAGCTATGCCACAGGCTTCTGCATGGTATGAACCTAAAGATATTTACATGGCGGCTTTGATGCCTGATAACAATCAAGCATTCTTTGGGATGTATTCAGATAGTTTGAATGGACTAAAAGCCTTACAAGATTTACAACCTAACTTATAACGGAGAAATAAAATGGATTGGTTTCAAAATAAAACAACACAAATAATTGCACTGGCTGGTATTGTTAGTACTCTAGCAGGCTTTGGCTATACAGGTGCAACATACGTTAATCGTATAGAAAATTTAGAATCTAAAATGATTCGATATATAAATGAAATAGATACTTTAGCAGATCAAGTTACAGTATTAGATAAGAATGTAGTCGCTGTTGGTGAGCAAATTAAATCATTAAATATAGAGACACAGGATTTAACACCTATCAAAGATGACATCGTTGCACTACAGACAAGTGTTGCAGGCATCAATTCAAGTGTTGATTCTATGTACGATGACGTAAGAAGTTTAAAAAATATGAATGATAATCCACTAGCCAACTAATCTTTGTAGGCTCGTGCATCTAGTTCAGTTTCTATTTTATTGTGTAGTTTATTAAACTCAGCATTAACAGTTCTTAAAATAGTTTGAAGAGTATAGTATGTCTCTATAGGAACAGCGTCTTTTATTTTATTTAATTCGAGTTCTGATTTCTCAGTAATTAATTTACCTGATGAATCTAATAATACTTTGAAGCTTATAATATTACCATCCATTATATTATCTCACATGCGCCTGCAGTACAGGCTAGTTCTTTAGTGTTCTCGGTCATATCTTCCTTTTCGTATTCAGTTATAAGATCCCAATCAATTTCGTGAACAGTCTTATTCATCCACTCTTTGTATTCATCTTTTGTGATCTCTTGGTAAGGTGCTTGTTGGTAGGAATGATCTGCATAAGGCAAGAAAGAAACTCCTGATATTCTATCAAAGTTATCCCATACCCATGCGCCAACCTTCAACCATTCAGATTCTCTAACTGAAATGGTAGCTGATGGTTTGTGTTCGCACCAATGATCTTGGTACATCTTCCAGATTTCTAAATGTTCTATAGCTGATAGATCTATTCTTGTTAAAGATTTATCAGGAGATTTAATAGGAAAGTAAAACACTAAGGTATGTTCAGGCTTAGTAATATCATCTTCGTGATACACTCCTTGATCAACCATGAGCTGTGCAATAGGATCTTTCTTATCGGCACGAACAGTTCTTAAATAGTATTCGCTGTGTCTTGTATGAATACCTGATGCGCTGTCCACTAACTGACTCACAGTACCGCTAGGTTTAACACAAGTAATAGCTGCTGACTGTTTAATTCCTAACTTCTTTGCCCACTCTTTGTTCTTCCTTACAGATACACTTTTAAAAGCTTCTAATCTTTTTGGTAAGTTATCTCCCTTAATTAACTTTGTGTTATCCATGATGCCTGTAAGAGACACACCAAGTAATGCTTCTTCTTCTGTATTATCTTTCCATGCTTTTGTTAGGTATCTAAAGTTAGTAAGTGTTGCTTGAAACGTACCGAGAATAGTAGCGAGTTCTACTTTTCTTTCTAAATCTTTCCAAGTATCGTTAGGTCTAACAACAACCTCTGTTAGATTGCAAAACTGTTTGTTGCGTAATATAATTTCACTGCAAGGATTGCATCCAAAGTCTTTGTACTCTTCTCGTCTTCCATTCTTAGCAGCTTGTTCTTCAGCAGCTTGACGATTAAATATACCACGCTCACCGCTTTTAGATTCTTGTAAAGATGCCCACTCTTTAATGAATGGACCCATCTCTACTGAGTCTGTATATGCTACTGAGTTATTGGATAACGCTCGGTGCTGACTGTGTTCCCACCATTGTCCTGACTTAGCATTACGCATACGCTCGTCTGAGAGGTTGCTGAGTGAGATTAAAGCGCTACGTCTAACACCACCCACCACAACAACTTCTGCAATCTTACACATCAAATCATGACAGTCGATTGATACTAATTTTCTTTGTCCTCTAGAAATAGCATCTTTAAATATATTAATTGTAAATTGTATAAGATCATCTAAAGGTGCTGGACCACTGGCACGACCGCCAAAGGTTTTAAGCCTAGCGCCTTGAGGTCGAATGTTACTAAGATCCCATTCAGGTATTTGCCCTGCATAAAGTAAAGACATAAGTTCTTTGTATGCTTTTGCCCATCCAATCTTTGAGTCAGCAACTTTAATAATAGTATCTGTAAGATGCAGTTCTTCAGGAAGATCAGGAAGTTTATTGACGTACTGTCGTTCAACACTGAATCCAACACCTGTGCCACACATAAGTATGTAAAGTGTTTCATCGAAGGCGCGTATATTATCTACCGCAACATAGCTACAATTAAATCCGGCTACGTTGTCTCGTTCTAAAGCTTTGCCTGCTGACATTAAAGCTCTCATGCTTGGCATTATGTCTAAGTTAAGGACAGCTTGTTCTAATTGTTTTCTAATTTTAGATATGTCTGTTTTATTGCTCTTCTTTAAATGCTCCTGCATAAAGTCAAAGTATCTTGCAACTGTTTCTTGCCAAGTCTCTCGTCTTCCTGTATCCTCGTTCCATCTTGCGTACCTGCTAAGATGTATGAACTCTTGATAAGTTGTAGGTAGTTTAGTCTCCATCTCTTTCCTTCTTTGTTAGTGTTTGTTTTAGTTTGTTTTCGTACCAAGTAGCTTTATCTAAGTCTTGTATTCCATTCTTGTATCTAAATCTCCAACGATACTTCAATGAGTTTCCTCTTAGATAACCTACAAATTCTTCGTGTGTTAGCATGGCTTCAATAGCTTCAATGCATTCTATCTTGCCGTTGTTGTAGTGCGGTGGATGATTAACTAAATCTTTATCCATAATTTGATGTGCTTTTTCCATTAGTTCTTCCATTACTCTTCCTCTTCTTGTTTGTTTTTAGGGAAGTAAACATTTACAAAAGATCCACAAATAGAACAAGAAAGATTACTAACTACAGAATACTCATCGTCCTCATCTTCAATGTCGTGATCTCCTCCCCATATTAATTTGTTATTACAATGCCAACAGTTCATTCTTTTCTCCAACTATCCGGCAAGTTATCTCTACTAAACCATCTAAATTTATTCTTCTCTGCCCACTCAGCATGGCTTCGTTTAGTTCCGTCCTTTCTTTTTTTAGCTGCAGGCATCGGCGCGTAAGGATCAGAGAATAAAAACACCAGCTCACATTCTTCCGGCAATACTTTTCTAATCCATATGTACTTACTGTACTCAGGATAATCCCAGAACCTACCCTTTGCTTCAAGATAAATAACTTTATCCTTAATAATCTTTATAAAATCTGGGTGATATTTATGCTCAATCGTGTATTCTAATATACCATTATGATGTTCCCAATTCTTTAATTCTTTTTGGTGTAACTCATACTCCCATTTAGAATCGTAGCCTTTAGGCAAACCTTTATCAACAGGTCTTTTCTTTCGGGGCTTTCTCATATAAGTTCTCCGGCAGGATCATAGTTCTTAGAAAACTTCCAGTATGTCAGCATACTATTAAACATTGCTAGGTGTTTAGCATGAGATTCTTTATCCCATATATGACCCACAATAACATCAGTATGTTTTCTGTCTACAAATATAGACACTCTTTCAGGATTATCAAAGCCACAACCTTGAGCATAGGCAGACAATTGCATACCGTGGCTGTCGTATATTAATTGTTTAATCTTTTTATCTTGAAGTTTATCTTTAGTCTTAAAGTCTACAAAGATTCCTGACTCAGAGTATAGATCTATCATACCGCCATAGCCTTGCTCAGCACAGAAAGAATCCTCTGCTATCCACGTTTCATCGGGATAGTTTTCATCTAAGTATTTACGTACTGCTTTGTAAGGTTTGTTTGTGGACTGACCAAGAAACCCTCGCTCAATCATGGCATGTATTTTTGTACCTAAGTCGGCAGCTTCCATGCCCGGTTTCTTAGCTTCTTGTTTGCATCTATAAATAAACGAGCCGTTTGGTTCTCCTTCTTCTTGTTGTAAAGAAATGGCAGAGTTTAAAGCTTGATTTATTTTCCAGTTTTCTAAGGAAGGTTTAGCAATAAGATCCATTACAGTAGTTACTGAAGGAACTAAGTTTAAAAGTTTGGCATCTCTTAAGTTAGTGTTTCTTTCTTTGCCGTTGACTCCTATGATAGTATACATAGGCTCACCTTCTTGCGTGTACCAGTGTCCTGATTCAGACGTAAACTTATTATACACTTGTGTTTGCGAATTGTCAATTGTTTTTTTATTCATCTTTATGCTCTATAAAATGTAGCTGTCTATTATCAGGATTAAACCCTAACAATTTAACACCTAGTTTGATTTGTTTTTTAGTTCTTGTCTTTTTACAGTTCGGAGATTTGTCGTTGTCGTTGTTTGGATGAACAGTCTTCACATCTATAAGAACTATATCTCCTTTCTTATTCATGGCAATCATATCAATAGGTCCAGTGCAGCCTGAGTTTTGAAAAACTTCATAACCATTATCCCATAACCAAGTGACTGCATAATACTCTGCGAAGTCTCCTTTCCTATTAGTGTTCATTATTTTTTTCTTAGTGTGTTGCATCCCAACTGTCTCCAATTTTATATTCACCATCTAAAGGACAGCGAAGTTCTAAATACTTACCAGCTTCTTGTATAGCTTTAACACCAAGCTCACCAAACCTCTCGGCATCTTTATCTGATACCTCTACTTGCCACTCATCATGTACATTTGCAACAAAATGATAGTCTAGTTCTTCTTTTTTAGCTAAAGTATCTAGCATTACTAAAGCAATCTTCATTACGATTGCGCCTGCACTTTGTAGTAAAGTATTTAAAGAAGCATGTTCGTGACGCACAAATATTTTACGACCATCTAAACCTAAGAGATAGCCTCTTTGTGATGCTTGTTCTACTTTACTTTTTAGTGTTTTAAATGATGGTAAGTTGTTAAGAAATTGCTGCTTAAGTTTTTTACCTGTTGCCTTGCTTCCACCTACAACCTCTCCAAGTTTAGCATCGCCAGCACCATACATCAAAGCATATATAAATGACTTAGCATTATCTCTAGTCTTTAGTCCGGCAATTTGCTGGTTCCTAGAATGTATATCACCATTAATAAGTTCATTAGTATACTCATCATCTCTCATATAATGAGCAAGCATCCTCAGTTCTAAACCTGCTGCATCTATTCCAACTAATTTATATCCTTCGGGAACAGACCAACAAGCTCTACATTCTTTGCCGTACTCACTTTTTAAAGAAGGAACTTGCGCTAAGTTAGGACTTCGGTGACTCATTCTATTTGTTATTGCACCAATACAAAACACTCTACCATGCACACGGCTATCTTTTACAACATCAAACCATGAATCAATCTGTGCTATTCTTTTTTGAAGTAAAAGAAACTCAGCAATTAATTTTGCTTCTGGTATGTGGTCTATTTTTTTAAGTGTTCCTTCATCAATAATAGGCTGACCTGTTGGTGTAAACCTACGTGGCTTCCAACCAAAGTCTGTTAAGTATTCTCCTATTTGTTTACGAGAGCCGAGATTAAACTCTTGGAGTTTCTTTCTCATAAAAGGTTTCATATCAGTAGGTGTTGTAAAGTCAGTAGAGTTTTTTATTTCATCATACTCATATTTTGTTAAGCCTGACTTAGATAGCGTACCATCTTTTTTAAGTTTAGGTGTTACTAATTTTACATCAACCCACCTAGGTTTAAATACTTTATGAACCTCATCTTCTACTTCTCTCATTCTAGTTTTAAGAATAGCAAGAAGCTCTGCACCTTTCTTTTCATTAAAGAAAAACCCATGTTGTTCTTGTCGTTGTAGTATTTTTGATACTTCATGTTCTACTTCTATTGATTGATCACTAAATGTACTCCCATCTAAAACTAATTTATCATATAGTGCTTCGTTTAGAATAACATCCTGCTCACAATAAGGAACCATGCGAGGATCAAACTCATCCCACTCATCAGGCGGATCTCCTTTATAAATTTTTAACCTGTATCCCCAACTCTCTAAGCCATGTCCGCCTTCTCTTATGGGATTAAATAGTCTAGACATTGTTAATGTATCTATTATTTCTTTGTCTTTAAATAAATCTATGTCATATAATTTATTTAACACAGGAATATCAAAACCTATTATATTGTGACCAATTAAAGTATCTGCTTGCATAAGCATATCAACACCTTCTTTAATGTTGTTATCGTCATGTCTAAATATACGGGTGTTTCCTTTATATTCTTTAATAACAATACACCATATTGTATCAGGGTCTAAGCCGTTGCATTCAATATCAAAAGTAATTTTAGAAAAGTGTTTCTTCATTTTCAAATGTATCCTCGTCAGTTAGTTCACTTAATCTGCCTGTATCAGCATCGTATGTAAGTGAACAAGCATATCCTGTATAGCCTGTGTATCTAGATTTTAATACACGAACAACTGTTGTGTTGGCTTCAGCTACATCGTCTGCTTGTTGGTTACGTTCGACAGCCACTACACTGTCAGATAATTGTGCAATAGATTGAGAACCTCTCAGATGACTTAAAGAAACTTGCACACCTCTTTCATGTCCTGCGTCACCTGCTACTCTACGAAGGTGAGATACAAGTATCATACCAACACCTGTCTCTTCTACTAAACTACGAAGTTTAGTCATTAACAAATCAATACCTCTACGCTCATCGCCGTCTGTTAAAGATGATACTAACATATGCAAGTGATCTATTATAACCCACTTACATTCGCACCCGACAATCATATATCTTAACTTAGAAAAGATTTCATCTATATCATGTACTCCTAAATGAGAATGAATAAACACACGACCTTCTTGTATGGTGCTGTCAAACAACTTGGATAGATCTTCTTCGTTATACCTATCTCGTATTTCATTTATATATAAACGATCGTTTGCTTCAATAGACACAATACCATCGGCTGTTCTCTGCCAGTTTTCTTCAAGTGCCATGATGCCAATGTTATCATCGGTTTGTTTTATTAACCAATGTTCTAGCTCTCTAACAACAGAGCTTTTACCGAGTCCAGTACCACCTGTAAGTGTAAGCAATTCATTCTTTCTTAATCCGTATAGTTTTTGATTCAATCCTTCATAAGGAAAGGCAATGCTTTCTTTTATTTCTCGCTTAAGCCAGTTATCTTTTTTGCTTGAGAGTTCTAATATACCAGAAGGTGTATAAGTCTTGGCTTCAAACCAAGCCTTAGTAAACTCTGCAAACCTTTTATTGTTAAGCATATCATTGGCATCTTTATACCCGTTAGGAAGTTGCATTATCTTAGCCTTACCGGGTTTTAAAATTCTTGCCACATCTCGTGCTGCTTTTCTACCTGCTTTGTCATTATCAAAACAGATAATAACTTTATCAAAAGATTCAACAAATTCTATACTATCTCTTATGTCACGGACAGCACCTGCTGAACCTCTTTTAATAGAGACAACGGCAGACTTTATTCCTAAATCTACAACAGACATAGCATCGCACTCGCCTTCTGTTATTGTTAAAGGAAGTTTTGATTTACCATATAACTGTTCACCAAATAATCCTGTACCTTCATATGTTCCACTAACTCTAAAGCTTTTGTTAGTTACGTATCTAGTTTTAACTGCAACAATTTCATTGCTATTATAGTACGGATAGATGTGTTCAGCAATACTTCCATCACTATTATAAACAACACGAACACCATATTTATTTGCTGTTTTTTCTGATATATTTCTATCAGTTAAAGACCCAGTTGTTCCTGTGTATGCGTTTAAATAAGATGTGCTGTTCACTTTCTTAGCTGGCGCTGTTCCTTTTGGATTTTTATAGTCTGTAAAAAATGTACCACAGCTAAAGCATTTAGCCGAGCCGTCATTGTTCATTGATACCGGATCTGATCCGCCACATGAAGGACAGGGTAGTTTATGTTTTACAAACGTGCTTTGTTTTAGTTCCATTTCTATCTCCAAAATGGGAGGCTAGACCTGTGAGTACAAGCCTAGCCGTTATCATTATGATTCAGTAGTTTCTACTTCATCAGTTTCTTCTTGAGCGAAGTCTTCTGTTACAGCTTCTGCTGTAGCTTCTCCGTTTTTCAAGCCAATCAATGTATTACACATGCCGTTTCTTTGAAACTGAATACCAAGCATTCGGATATTCATTTTTCTTTCTTCAGTACTTAATTGAACGATAGTATCAAACACATCTCTTTCAAGATCAGTTTCCATTTCACTTCGTACTTGAGTAACACCATCAATTGTTATTACAGGGTCGTGGTTTTCCATTAGAACTCCTCTCCGCCTGCGAGCAACTCATCCCCGTCTTGTGAACGACCTGCTATTAAATCAACAACTTGAACTGCTTGCAAATCAAAACCTGCATAGTTGCCGTATTGGTTTTCGCCAGTGTATTCAGAGTACTGAACCTTAACTTCAGAGCCGTTACCAATTTGAACATCTACTTCGTTTTTGCTTTCGTCAAACAATCTAGGAGCTGCACGTTTCATACCACTTGGTCCATCAACTTTGCGTCTTATGACCATGTAGAACCCATCCTCATCCTGTTTAGTTGGAAAGCCTTTAGATTTATAATCATTATATTCTTCTTCAGATACTTCCAAGTTAATAGTATAAGTTGGTTGAAACTTAGTATTAGGAGTTGTAACCCATGCATACTTACATTTACCTTGTTTTATCATATATAGTTCCTCTATAATATTTTGTAAGGGTTGGCGAGCAGTCTACCCTTACGAGACACGATCGGTTTTATTAGGAGATAGAGGGCATCCCGATACTCTTAATTCCCTTTTCTCTTTTTATGTGCAGATTATACCACAAAACAAAAACAATTGCAAGAACTATTTAATGTATTGTTGTATCATCGTCATCTTCTTTTTCAAGTTTTATTTGTAGTCCTATTTCTCCGCCTGCTTTAGTAATCAACTTTCTTATTTCCCTCAACGGCTCAAGCTCAGTATCAAAATCCCACATTTCTTCATCCCTCAATCTTGTTATATGATATAGGTACTCTACACTAGGCAGTAATACCATGTTATCTACTATTTCTTCTGGAGTCAGACCAAAACTTTTTAATTCGGTCGGTGTGTTTTCTCCTTCCATCAATACAGTTGCTACATATTCATCCATAATTCTTCCTTTGCTTTTTGTTTTTGATTAAATAAAGATTCTAATTCTTTAAATGTTTTAATGTGCGGATTTCTTTTGAGTTGTTTAAGCACCCAACGATCAGACATATATGTTAATTCATATTGACCATTAATAAATGTGTGTGTTTCTGTGCTAATATATTCTGATACATTGTCCACATCAATTTGTTTAGCGTCTTCTTCAGACAATAAGCTGTGCAACCATTGAACTTGAATAAGTTTAACAGTTTGCCTCAACTTTTTAAGTTGTTTCTTTTTCATATAATAAAGTCCTGTATTGGAGGAGTGTACTCGTCAACCCATACTACTGTAGTACCAAACAAATCTGCATTGGTTTTTTTGGGAATCAATACAGCGTTGTTGCATACGTATTGTTCTCTATCCCAAACATTATATTTAAACCAATGAAGTTTTTTGTGTCTACTTAATTCTTGTTGATCTCCACAGTATAGATCGTAGTCTGCATTATACCACATCTTTTGTACAAAGTCCACCTCTAATATAAGTTTAGTGGTTTCTTTTATAGACAACACACCTGTATTGTTTTCTTGGTCTATAACAATTTCTTGTATTGTTTGGCTTTTAGGATCAATGTATAAACCATTCATACTGTCCACCATGCAGGCTTATCTCTGCCTCGTTCCCACTTAGCATAGTGTTTTTCGTTGATACAGTAGTTGCGATAGGCTTTGATAGGATCATCGTCTTTGTATTGATCTGGCATAGCTTGTGCAACTGGTGTCATAGTTTTTAAAGGTATGTTGTTTGGCGGTTCAGACAAAAGAATATACAAGTCATTTACGCTTTTATGTTTTTTATTGTAGCGAAAAGCGTACTCATCACCTAATGCTAGGAAATGTCTAAGAAGCCAATAATAATTTTCACTGGTTTCTCTTGCCCAAACAGTGCAAGGATGATTCCAGTAAGCTCTCTTGTATAGACCTACCTTGTCTGCATACTCATCACCATCTAACTCTCGGTGTGCTGTGCATAACATCTGCGCAGTTTCAAGTGGCATCTTAACTAACATCTTGTCAGGCTGTGCTTTAGCTGAAGCTATCGGACAGTCATAAAAATAAAATATGTTCATATGTTTTCCTCTAATTATGTATAGATTACAAAGCCATTGTCTTCAACTTTGGCTTCGGCTTTTGCTTTAAGTCCAACAACTACATTGCGTGGATCTTTAAAGCGCATATCATGTGTATCACCATCAATAACTTTACGACCACGAAAAGTTTCTGGTAGTTTACCATTAAAGACTACTGCTATATTATGTTTAACCTTATCAAACAATGATGCATACTTAGAATCAGCTTCGCTGTACGACCATGTTAAGTGGTAGTTAAATATGTAGTTTGTTTTTCTTGTAGGTATTTTGGTGTAATCATAGAACTGTACTTGCGGAAACATCTCGAAGATAGTTTGTCCGCCTTCAACAATGATATTCTCGTATGGAATATCTGATGTACCATTGAGCCTGATTGCAGGTTTCTTACCTTTACGCTCACAAGCACCGATAAACTTTATAATATCTAACACCAACAACGACATAAATTCTTCCCGGTTATTAAGAAACAATTCAGTCTTACGCTTTCTAGCTTCTTGAATACTAGGGAATACACCACCCAATCCTGCTGTATTTAAACAGGCATCCTTACAACCTGCCTTAATTTGATACGGACAGATGCGAGTATTAGTAGGATGCATGTGTAATATACACGACCAATACTCATCTTGTAGCTTGTTTCCTTTGTCAACTTTTGGATTGCTGTTTACTGATAATAGTTTATAGCTCATCAGACACCTCCTCTAAATCATCATCATAAGGGGGAGCAGTTGATTTAAGTGTCTCGTTTATGCAGTAGTCATTGAACTTCTTGATGTATTCTCTCTTGAGTTTATCATCGATCTCTTCATCAGACACCTCCTCGTAAAAGAAAACAATACTCGGCATTTTATCCCCTAGTTTTTTGTCCTTGATTTCCTTTAATTCTTTTTCAGAAAGAGTGTCAGCAAAAGCCCAATTAGTATGTCCATATTCGCTATTGCAAATATCATCTATTTGTTCTGTTATATCTCTACTCATCAGACACCTCCTCTATTGACATATAGTAATCGTCTATTGCTTGAGGTTCAATATCTTCTGCTCGTCTGCCCTCATCTACCAACCAAGTATAAGCAACCTGTCCGATAAAAGAATTATTAACTTCGGGATGCTTGGTTTCTTCTAGTAAATGTTTAACAGCCTGTACAAATCTATTCCTACGGCTTCCTAATTGCTTGTCTAATGCAGGGAAAGATAAGCGGATAGCCTCAACATTATCTACACGCATCGTTGCCTTATCCGCGACATCTCTAACAGCATTTTCTGCACCAATTAGTTCGTCTTTTATTTTACTCATGGTCTTTCTCCTAAAAAATCATCAATAAGTTCTGCTGCATACTGTATCTTTTGTTCGTATGTCCAATCATGTTTGTCTGCTTCTACACCAGCTACTTGCATAGCTTTATTAGAAGCATCATGATACCGATCACATTGATATTTAATAAATGCAATAGTATTATCTGTTAATGTGTTGTCTTTTGCCATATGTTTACCTCTCGAAATGATATGTTCTAGGATTTTCCAATCCATTTATTAGTTTAATTCGCTTCATGCCACGCATTTTGAATATGCCCTTAGTCAAAAGATTATAATCACTTTCGTTATCTAATCTAATGACCAAAGACCTATCCTTAAATTGGCGCAGATATTCTCTAGCCTCTCCGACACTTTTAAGATTCAACTTAATGCCGTAGTATATAGACTCTATCATGTCACCAAATCTAAATGAGGAAGCATCTTCTCATTCAAAGTCTTTCTAACTTTGTCGAGCCTATCCAGTTTAACAGATGCAAAGTTCTTCTGAGTTATTTTCCTAGTAGGAAACTCATGTGTTGCCCACTCAGTCATAGCATTGTATAATGCCCACGCTGTAGAATCAAGTGACTTTTTATTCCATAACCAACGAGCATATAAAGATTCTAATGTTTTATTACGAATGACATCAGGCTCATATAGAATAGCGTCAGCCGAAAGCCCTGTTGATAAATGACTATCAACTGTTTTAGCATTAGCCAAGTGAGATACTATAGAAATAGCATCACCATTTGTTATCTTAGTATCAACCATCTCTTTCCATAACTCAGTTTCTTGGTCGTAGAATATAACAGCTTCTGATAATTTATTAGCAACGTGCTGTAGATTAAGACCTCTAGTGTGTTTAGATTTGTGGATTGCAAAGTTATTTGCGAACACTTGAAGATTGGTACAGATAAATCTATAGCCACCCACTTCAACTACAAACGACCACGATCCATCAAAACTGTTTCGTGCTGATATAGTTAGCGCAACATCATCGCCTTCTCTACCTAGATTAACGCGGTGATTAGGAAGTGTGTATGTTGCATAGGCTCTTGCCCCGTTATGTGAACAACCCACATCTCTAGTAATGCCGTCAATGTTTAAGTCAGACAGCATGATTACATTCTCTGCTGTTTTAAAAGCATCAGGATGATTGACTGGATTGTAGTTTTTACCGACCACACCAATAGCAAAGTCATTATCGTTTCTAACGATTGCTTTGTGACTATTTACATGTGTATCATAATTGGCACAGCTAACAAACATATCGTCTTTACGGACTGTGAAGTCAGCATTGCCATAATCACCTAGGTTCTCTAGGATTTCTGCTCTATTATTCATAGAATTGCCCTCTTATTAGGTTAAAGTTGTGGTAGTTTTGTGGTTCCGAAGATAACTACCAACTCCTCCAACAGCAACATAACCATCGGTCTTTACCCTGTCTGTCTACAGCAGTATGTGCGCTTTTATAGTCGTCTAACAACCCATACATCTCATTGTTAGGAAGACTTATGGTAGTTTTGATATAGCAGACTACCAAACTGCTTCTTTGCTATTATATTTATAGTCCAACTTAGCTTCTGGACTTGATAAAGCGTTGTTCATATGGTTGCGCAGTTGGCTACTCAGTGACTGCTTGTTAACACGCTTTGGTTTACCATTCAACCAAACAGGATTTATACTTTAAATGCTATCCTCTTTTCCGCATACTTTATCTTATTTGATGATTGTAAAAACATACTGTGCTTCATTTTCAGGATGCTTGTACAATGAATACCGACCTCGTGCATAAGTAACACCGCATGTTTGAAAACGAGCATGATATTTACTATCAATTACAAACCAGTCTCCAACACCCATGCTACCTATTAAATCTCTGTAAAAAGATTTAGGTTTTGTTTTACGGGGAGGTGCTTTTTTATTTTTAATGACTGTAATAGTCGGTGTTGCTTTATTTCTTTTAGCCATTATGATCTCCTTGCAGGAATACGAATCATCTGCATAGTAGTGTTAGTGAAACTAGGCGGAGTGAATTGATACTCACCACGAACCATAGTTCTTTTAAACCATTCAGGATCATTAGAACTTGCGTTGCTTTTATTTGCCACCCACTTTCCAAAGTTATAAGATGTATAAGTACGCTTTTCTGTTTTAACAGTTCCGTCAGGATTTAAAACAACATAACCGTCAGCATCTTTAACAGGTCGGTCGCTTTCAATACCAAAACCTCTGCTTTTCTTAGCATTACGTTTGATTTGTGTAAAACCAAAAGCGTTTCCTAATGCCCACAATAATCTAACAGATAGTGGTGCGGAAGCAATTGATTTAGTTGTGTCCCTATTATCGGCAGGGTTGCCTTTTTTAGTATAAGTAATTCTACTCATAATAAATGCCCTCGTATAAATGTGAACAGTATCATAAAGGCAACTGTTCTAAGCCTTTGAAACTTTAACTAGGTGCAGTACCTTGAACTCCGATGTATCTGCCTTGTCTGTTATAGTATTTCAACTGGAGTACCTAGTTTTTTCATAGGAGTAATATGAAATTCTTTTTATTTGTCTTGTTGCTCGAAAGCCCCCCAAGTGTACCGCAGTTCGAGGTCGGTGTCAAGCCAAACATATATTGCAATCACCAGTTAAAAACATACCATTTAGTACCGATAATCATATCGTCTGAGTATAAATACTGGTGAGGTTCTGATGTAATAATCATATTGCTTTTGCCTTTAGAGTAATAAAGAATTTTATATTCTTTAAAACTTTCATGCCCTGTATATCGATACCCATCTTTCTTAACAGAACTTTTAGCTTCATTAAGAGTTCTAAAAGTTCTTATCGGTCGTACGTTAGGTTTATTCATAACTGTTATCCTTTTATTTTGTTGTTGCTTGAAACCTGCGAAGAATTATAGCACGCTCTTTCGCAGAAGTCAAGCCCTAGTTTATATTAAACATCTATTATCATTTCACAGTTGGTGCAAACTAATGAGAAAAAGATAGCTTCATCGGTGTGTATTGTATTACACTCTTGACATTCTATACCATCTTCTTCTTCAAATGATATTAATTGCTCATTATCATTTTGATCTGTTGAATTTAAAAAGGTTTCTAAGTTGTTGATTTGTATAGACATTGTTTCTCCTTAATTATCTATTTTAGTTTGAAGTTCTTCTAAAGTATCCGCAGAAAAATCAGGTTTAGTATCTACCATATTATAACCGAAGTCGTGCCATACTTCTTTAGATTCTGTGGTGTTAGGTAATTTCCAAGCAAAGAAATTATGATGCCATTTTCCTTTAGGTATTGCAAGGACTGGTTCGCTTTCTTTTATAATATAATAATCGTTGTATATACCTTCATACATTCCGTTTTTGTTTATAACAACTTCCATAACTAACTCCAATTTATTTTGTTTGACTGCTGTTGCCCCCTTATTGTACCAGCTTTTTTCTCGCTGTCAATCCCTAATTTAAATTAATTAATTTATATTTGTGTGTATTTTCTGTGGATAAATGTGTGATTATTTGTTAATATTCTGTGGATAAGTCTGATAATTGTGTGTATATACTGTTAATATTTGATTTTATGCCCTCAATAAGAGGCGCAAGAGTTTATTTTTTATAAATTTTTTTTAAATTATAAAACAAAAAAAATAAAATCATGTATCCCCCAATGGCATCTAAAATTTTATAAAAATTTTGAGAACAAATGCAAGTGGAGCGCTTTAAAAAGCGCAAAAAAATTCCTAATAATCCACTGCTTAGTAAACAAACCGTATTTAATATTATATAAAAGGTGAGCGGTTGTACTGATTGCAGTATTTGGATTATTAGGAATTAACATCATTCGCTAAGTTGTTTTAGCACGATCAGCATAGTACTGATTAGCTGAATCGAGGAACTTTTTAACGAACGCAACATTAAAGCTGTTGCTATTTTTAGCAAGATCAATAAGCTTACTGACATCTCCTCGATTCATGTTCTCTGCCACCGTGTAGGTATTAAGAAGATGAATAGCGAATGATGAAGGCTTGCGGTTCCTACCTTGAAAGTAAGGAAAGTCGCTGGTTTTAGCACTAGCTATATGATTATGCCGTTTTAAGATCTTCGATTTCAAAGACTCTTTGTATAAATAAACCAGATAACTACACTGATCCATTGTAGGTTCGTCTTTAGCAGACGTTTCGAAGATCGACTGGTGAACGGAACCGCCAGCCTCGGTTTTAGTTGATGATTTTGTCATCACATACTCCCATTATAATCTCTTGATTAAGAGAAACCTGTCGATTAATAAAAGCTTCATCGTCAGCCGACAGACCTGATGACAAAACTGTAAGAACTAATTCGTCTTTGCCTATGATGTCATTACTGGTTTTAAGAGCTAACCAGATTGCATGACTAGACAAGAACTCATAAGCTTCAACTATGCTGTCAAATTCAATGACATCTTGATCAGCAAAGACAAGGTGAATTTTTACTTTAGATTTCATATATACTCCTTATAAACATTAATAATTAATTATACTATTCCCTACCGAAAACACAACAATTATAATCAGCACGCGTTGCGTGAAGCTTTCCGAGCTTGTTTGCTATATATAACAAGCTGGAACGCAACTTCTTTTAAGTGCTGATTATAATTGTATTTTCTGAGCTTGTCAGATTTCAATGCGATATAAAAAGATGCACAACTCTGTGTGCTGTCTGCGACTGCTTTTTATATCTTTGACATTGAAATCTTAGAATTTTCATACTGGCTTTCAGCCAGGACTTACAAATTCTTGACAAGGCTCAGAAGTGTTTTCATCATGATAGTCCAACACTCACTAGTTTTCTTTGCATACAGTCTTCACAGATCAACAAGCCCAGTACGGCTTTTGATCCTATCAAATAATTTCAGAGAGTGATACGACCACGACGAAGGTCGAACGATGCTAATCGTGAGTAAAACCAAGGAAGTGGCTCTGAAATTATATTGAGAACTGTGAAGACGGTAAAGAAAATGTTGGACAAATATAGAAACAAAAGCCTACAAAGTCTAGCAACTTTGTAAACTTCATATTAATTTACAGAGATAAGTGGTGTTTACAAAGGACTTTGTAGGCTTTTACCGTCAATATTCCACTTGCATTTGTTCTCCTGCCTAGGAATTTCAAATACTTAGAAGAACTTTGAAGGTATGTCTGGTTATTCTCCAAAGACTATGCAACCCTAGGCAGGATGCCATGGGGGATACATGGGTATATATGTAATACTCATACAAAATTCTAACATTCATTTGTCAACCAGACCCGCCGACAACAAGCTGCCCTCAACCCAGAAGATTTATAACTTAACTATACTACATAGTGTGCGCTACGCACGTTATATTTGTGTAGAAAAGAAGGAGGGTTTACCGGCTGGCTGCCTAAGAATATTTTACAGTTGTTTTTCGGTTTTGTCAAGGAATATTTAATTTATTTTTTACTTGACAAACCTGATATTGGCTGTATACTAGATGTATGAGTCAATTAACCACACTAAATCAAACAAGTACAAGGAAATTATCAGATAAACAACAAAGTTTCCTAGATAACCTTGTAGAAACCAAGGGTGATGCCAAGCTTGCAGCACAAATGTCAGGCTATAAAAGCTCTCATTACCATTTATTAAAGAGTTTAAAGCAAGAAGTACTAGATATAACACAAGAAATACTGGCGCAGTCAGCTCCTAAAGCAGCTTTTAAGCTCTTAGAGATCATGGAGTCTGATAGACCCATACCTCAAGCAAGTAATAAGCTACAAGCAGCGCAATCAGTCCTAGATCGCGTGGGTGTTGTTAAAAGTGAACGCTTAGATGTGAACCATACGGCAGGCGGTGGTATATTTTTACTACCAGAAAAACGTATAATAGATGTAGAGGAAGTAAAAGATGCAGAGTGATGATTATGAAATGTTTGTGGCTTGGTGTAGAAACTTATACGATTCCAACTGCAAAGAAAGAAGAGAACACGGACAAGAACCTTACGAACACTTTGAAGACTATTATCATTTACACCTAAATTGGTTAAAAAACAAATACAACAATGAAGAAACCAGAACTAAACTTTAAACATTTAAAAGAAACCAACGAAGGTTACTTTGAACACATGAGTGTTGCTATGTGGTACGCTGTTCGTTTAGGTTGTTTGGCGCTACGCATAGCCATACACGCAATTATTCCTTTTATATGGTTCAATACAATGGACTCTACACTTCGAAGGCTTGCACAAGATAAGAACGACAGAGCCTGCCTAAGAAGCAGATACTTAAACTAAGATGCCTATTAAATTCAGACCGACCGAAAAAAGCTACGATAGACGTACAGGCAAAACCGCAGTCGTACGTCACTACATGAAAGCAATACCAAAGAAAGAACTGATAGATTACTTAAATAAAGACTCAGCGCCTAAGAAAAAAAAACACAAAGTAATAAAAGAACTAGAACGCAGAGGAATTAAACTTACATGGAGAATTAAAGATGCCTAAGAAAAAAGATTCAAGACTAACAAGAGCAGGAGTCAGTGGTTACAACAAACCTAAACGTACTCCAAAGCATCCAACCAAGTCGCATGTGGTTGTAGCAAAAGAAGGAGACAAAATAAAATTAATAAGATTTGGACAGCAAGGAAAAACTGGTGACAGAACAAACACAGCACGTTCTAGATCTTTTAAAGCTCGACACGCTAAGAACATTAAAAAAGGAAAAATGTCTGCAGCGTATTGGGCAAACAAAGTAAAATGGTGATCTATGCCTAAAAAGAAAACAACAAAAAAGAAATCAACAGTTAATAAAGCAGGCAACTATACTAAGCCTACTATGCGTAAAGCTTTGTTCAAACAAATTAAAGCTGGATCAAAAGGCGGTAAGCCGGGTCAATGGTCTGCAAGAAAAGCACAAATGTTAGCTAAACAGTACAAAGCTAAAGGCGGAGGATATAAATAATGGCACTTAAAAAACCACAGAAGTCTTTAAAGAAATGGACTAAACAAAAATGGAGAACACCTAGTGGCAAAAAGTCTTCTGAGACTGGTGAGGTCTATGCGCCGTCAGCAAAAATTAAAAAGTTAAAGTCTACGGCATCAGGTCGTAAGAAACTAGCAGCAGCTAACAAAAAGAAAAGAGCAGCAACTAAAGCAGGCAAGCAACATGCTAAACACGGACTTCACAAAAAACGAACTACAAAAAAGAAAAAGAAAAAAGGTAAATAGATATGAAAGATAATTTTGATAGAACAATGAACTTTTGGAACATAGGTTTGACTGATTGGTTTAAAATTAAGTTTCTTGGTTACGAAGAAGTTAAAGTACGTGCTAGAAATAAAAAAGGACATTTTGTAGCAGACGATCCTAAAACAAAAAAGAATGAAGCATACAAAACTGTAACTAAAAGAAAAAAGAAAAAATCTAATTTAATGCACCCATGACAAAGATTTGGAGAAAAAACGAGTGGGAACAACAGTTGAAAAATAATCCTGAAAATTGTATTTCAATTCCTAAAGGATTGGTTTTAAATATTCCTGAAGGATACATACGCAAAAAAAGCTCAACAGTTCCTTTTGGTTATAAAATAGACGAAGACTATCAAGGATATTTAAAACCTATACCAGAAGAGCTGCAGGTTTTACATGAAGTTTCAACGGCTGTACACCGACAAGAAATAAGTCTTGGAGTAGGTGTAGACTGGTTAGAAGCAGAAACAAGGCGCACAATGTCACGTATGGGATTAAAAAAGCATGTTGATAAGATATACAAAAAACCTAATTCTTTACTTGACAAATCCTGAATAAGGGTCTATACTATATGACTAAGCTAACAAGATCTAAAACAAAACCTAAAGATCGTATTAAAAGCTTGAAAAAGAGATTAGCGAACGCAGAACATAATCTCAAAAAGAAAGAATCTAAAGTTCTAGAAACAGATAAGATACAAGAACATTTAGATGAGACTGGATCTAAAGTGGCTTTTATGCCGAATGATGGTCCACAAACAGATTTTTTAGCTGCTGCAGAAAAAGACGTATTATACGGTGGAGCAGCAGGTGGTGGAAAAAGCTTTGCAATGCTTATCGATCCTCTACGTTATTGTCACGTTAAAGCGCATAGAGCCTTAATACTAAGACGATCAATGCCAGAGCTTCGAGAGCTAATAGATAAAAGCAGAGAACTTTATCCAAAAGCTTTTCCGGGAGCAAAGTTTCGTGAAGTAGAAAAACTATGGAACTTTCCGAGTGGAGCAAAAGTAGAGTTTGGATTCTTGGAACGAGATGCAGATGTATATAGATACCAAGGACAAGCATACAGTTGGATTGGATTTGATGAGATAACTCATTTACCAACAGAGTTTAGTTGGAACTACTTAGCCTCAAGGCTTAGAACAACTGATCCAAGTATAAAGACATATTTAAGATGCACAGCAAACCCGGGTGGTATTGGTGCGCACTGGGTCAAGCAAAGATATGTTGAGCCTTCAGAACATAATAAAACTTTTGAAGGAGCAGACGGCTTAACCCGAAAGTTTATTCCTGCAAAGCTGGTGGATAATCCATACTTAGCAGAGGATGGAGAGTACGAAAAGATGTTAATGTCGTTACCTCCAATCCAAAGAAAACAATTACTCGAAGGTAATTGGGATATAGCTGAAGGTGCAGCCTTCGCCGAGTTTGATCCTGAGATACATGTGATTGTTCCGTTTGGAATACCTGCTTGGTGGGAAAGAGTAAAAGCAATAGATTATGGCTATGCTTCTGAAAGTTGTTGTTTATGGGGAGCTGTGGATCCCGAAGATAAGACCATCATTATATATAGAGAACTATACCAAAAGGGTCTTACAGGGGAAGCACTCGCAGATGCAATAATTCAAATGGAAGAAGAAGAAATCAAATCTATTGGAGGTGTTCTAGACACCTCGGCTTGGGCAAAGACTGGTTATACTGGTCCGACCATAGGTGAAATATTACAACAACGTGGTCACAAACTGCGAAGAGCAGATAAAAATAGATTAGCAGGTAAAGTACAAATACATGAATATCTTAAACAAAGTCATGTTACAGGCAGACCAAGATTGCAAATAACAAATACCTGTGTTAATTTAATAAGGGAACTACAAAGTATTCCTTTAAGTAAAACAAAGCCTGAAGACGTAGATACAAATGCTTCAGACCACGCATATGATGCTTTGCGTTATATGCTTATGAGCAGACCAAGATTAGATAGTCCTTATGATAGGATGTTAGATCTAAAAAGAAATATATATGAGCCAGCAGACGGCGATTTTGGATATTAATAAATGGCAGAACAAGACAATACATTATTAAACGCAGATAATCTTTATGTAGAAGTAGACGGAGAAGACGGCAAGGAGCTTAATCTTGCGTTTGATCAACGCTTAAATCTTGTAGGAGTTGTTAAAGATCGTTTTAAAGTTGCTGAAGATGCAAGAATGTTGGACGAAAGACGATGGATTAAGTCTTTTGAAAACTATAGAGGACTCTACGGTAAAAAAATAAGATTTAGAGAATCAGAAAAGTCTAGAGTCTTTGTAAAAATTACAAAAACAAAAGTCTTGGCTGCGTTTGGACAGTTAGTAGATGTAGTTTTTGGCACTGGTAAATTTCCTATAGGTATATCTGAAACTAAAATACCTGAAGGCGAATTAGAAAACGCACACTTAGATACACAGAATCCAGTTCCCGGCATAGAAACAACTCCAGAAATACAAACTGAAGAAACTGTAGAAGAGCCGATGGATAACCCATATGATGTGGGATATGAAGGAGATGGTAAAGTTTTAAAACCCGGAGCTACGTTAGGTAAAGGGTTATTTGAAGAATCATTAGAAAACCAAGCAGATGAAGCAGGTTTATTAGCCGAGGGTTTTGTTCCTATCCCTCAAATTCCTGAACTTTCTCCGGCTCAACGTGCAGCTAGACGTATGGAAAAGCTGATCCACGATCAAATAGAAGAGTCAAACGGTTCATCTGAAATAAGGAACGCACTTCTAGAGTCTGCACTATTAGGAACAGGAGTTATTAAAGGACCTTTTAACTTTAATAAAACTCTAAACCGATGGACCAATGAAGAAGGAGAAAGACAATACAAGCCTTTGGAAGTGCGTGTACCTAGAATTGAGTTTGTTAGTTTGTGGGATTTCTTTCCAGATCCATCAGCTACTAATATAGATGAGTGTGAATATATTATTCATAGGCACAAAATGAATCGCTCACAGTTTAGAGCATTAAAGAACCTACCATATTTTGATAAGGATGCCATTAGAGAGTGTTTAATGATGGGTCCAAATTACGAAGAAAAGTATTACGAAAATCAACTTAGAGACAGCGAACATACAGAAGGCGCAGAAAATACAAACTACGAAGTTTTAGAATATTGGGGAGTTATGGATGCTCAATCAGCCAGAGAAGCTGGTATTGAATTGAGCGATGACGTAGATGAACTTGATGAACTACAGATCAATGCTTGGATTACAGGCAATAAAGTATTAAGAGTTGTTGTTAATCCGTTTACACCACATAGACTTCCATATCATGCATTCCCATATGAGCGCAATCCTTATAACTTCTTTGGTATAGGTATTGCAGAAAATATGGATGATAGTCAGCAGATTATGAATGGTCATGCACGTATGGCTATAGATAATCTAGCACTATCAGGATCATTAGTATTTGATGTTGATGAGTCTGCGTTGGTTGGTGGACAATCAATGGAAATATATCCGGGTAAAATATTCCGCAGACAAGCTGGTATGCCCGGACAAGCAATACACGGACTCAAGTTTCCGAACACGGCGAATGAGAATATGATGATGTTTGACCGCTTTAGACAACTAGCAGATGAGCAAACAGGTCTTCCAAGTTATTCGCACGGACAAACAGGAGTCCAAAGCATGACAAGAACTGCTTCTGGTATGTCAATGCTACTAGGTGCAGCAAGTTTAAACATTAAAACAGTTGTTAAAAACTTAGATGATTTTTTATTAAAGCCATTAGGAGAGGCTTATTTTCAATGGAACATGCAGTTCTTTGAGGGCAGTTTAGATGTTAAAGGTGATTTAGAAGTTAGCGCTACTGGAACTAACAGCCTGATGCAGAAAGAAGTAAGATCACAAAGACTCACTACTTTCTTACAGACTGTACAAAACCCAGCAATCGCACCGTTCGTCAAGATTTCTAAATTAATAAGTGAACTTGCCTATAGCCTTGACCTTGATCCAGACGAAGTATTAAACGATCAAGAAGAAGCAGCTATAGCAGCACAAATTATAGGATTACAAAATGCTGGACAAAACATTGGCGAAGAAGCTGAAGCCGTTGGTCAACAACCGTCACCTATGGGAAGCCCTGAAGGAACACCTGCAGGACCTCAAGACCTCGGAGTTACAGGCACTGGTGGTGGCAACATCGGAACAGGAAATGTACCGCAGTCAGGGGAAAGTGAATTCGCTGGTACGCTTAGAGCGCTTGAAGGAGCAGGTGGCGGAGGCACTCAATAGAGTAGAGGAATAATATGATTAAAGAGATGTTACAAGAATTAATGGCTAAATTTAAAGTTGGAGGTGTTCCACAGATAAATCCAACAGCAATGGATATGTCTTTAGCGCACAGGCAAGATAGACAGATGTTAGCAGAAGGCGGTAACGTAGACGCACAAATGGCAGGCATGATGGAAGGACCAACACATACAATGCCTGATGGTACAGTAATGCCGGGAGCTACTCACGGAGAGTATGAGGCAATGATGCCAGAAGAAGGCATGGTTCCTGACGAAGAGATGGAAGAAGACTACGTAGAATTTATAATGTCTGAAGCTTTAGAGCCAGAAGAACAACAATACTTATCAGAAAGACTAGTCGAAGACGATCAGTTAAGTATGATCTTTGATAAAGTTGTTGAAATGGCATCTGAGTTTTCAGGATCTGGACCAGTTGAAGGTCCGGGAACAGGAATTTCTGATTCGATACCTGCAAGGTTATCGGACGGAGAATTTGTTATGACAGCAAAAGCAACGGACGCAATCGGTGCTGATACTCTTGATGAGTTGATGGCATTGGCTGAACAAGAAGCTGATTCTGGCAGACAAATGAAAGCAATTGGCGGAGAAGCAAAAAGCGAAGTTGAAAAGCTTTCTTCTACTGTTGTTGAGGAAGATCCAATCAAACTCAAAAACAAAGAAGTAATGAGAGCTTTAGATCCTCGTTTAAGTTTATTCGCTAGTTAATTAACCGTAGAGCCACCTGTTCTAGTCAAACAGCACTCTACATTTAAAAAAGTAAAATACCTTTTGATGCCACCTTATTTAGGCAAGCACTTATGAGAAGACGTTCTTGGAATAAGCCACCTTGGTAGAGTAAGCACAAAGGAAGGAGAGTAAAAATGACTGATAATGAAAATGTAGCTTCTGAAGAAGCACAAAACGAACCAGTACCTAATCCGTACAACATGAAAAAATCATGGCATACGGATGATGTTATGCCAAAAGAAGGTTTAACTGCTGATAGTTTATTTGTTGCACCTCGACCTAAACAGGAAGAGAGCGACCAACAAGCAAGCGAAGAACCAGTAGAAAAAACTAAACCTTATAAAAAACCTAACTATAAAAAAAGGTACGATGACTTGAAAAAGCATTATGATGCTAAACTTAATGAGTTTAGACAGCGTGAGCAAGAGTTGATATCTAGCAATAGTCCATCATATCAAGCTCCAAAAACTGTTGAAGAACTCGAAGATTTTAAATCTAAGTATCCTGATGTTTATGATGTGGTTGAAACTGTTTCACATTTACAAAGCGATGCACGAACTAAAGATCTAGAATCTCAAGTTCAAGCAATGCGAGAAAGAGAAGCAGCAGCCTTACGAAAAGAAGCAGAAACAGAATTGTTTGAAAAACATCCTGATTTTGCAGACATTCGAGATAGCGATGAATTTCACGCTTGGGCAGAATCTCAACCAGAAGATATTCAAGTATGGGTTTATAAAAATCCCGATAATGTTCGTTTAGCAAGTCGAGCAATTGATTTGTTCAAACAAGACATGGGATTAACTTCTACAACACAGAAGAAACAGACTCGTAAGAAGTCTAGAAGTTCAAGCTCAACGGCTGCGGACATGGTATCTACAAAGACTACAACGATAGATGCTACAGCAGAACCGAAAATTTGGACTCAAGAGGAAATCGCAGCACTACCTATGGATGAGTTTGATCGGCTCGAAGCAGAGATCGATAAAGCTCTTGAAGAAGGTAGGGTTCGTGGTTAAAGTATAACTATTAACATTTAAAGGTGACTTAAAATGGCTTATAATCAATCGGACGCTTTATTCGAGCAATCGACTGATACTAATGGTAACTTTGGCAACTCCGTAACTGGACAAACTAATGCATTCTTCATGCCTAAGGTTTATTCCAAGAAGGTACTTAACTTTTTTAGAAAAGCCTCAGTAGCAGAAGCAATCACTAACACTGATTATGCAGGTGAAATTACAGCTTTCGGAGACACAGTACGTATTATCAAAGAACCTGAGATTACTGTTTATCAGTATGAAAGAGGTGCAGACGTTACTCAGACCAAACTTACTGACATGGAAGAAACCCTTACTGTTGATGTCGCAAATGCTTTCAAATTCAAAGTAGATGACATTGAGAAATCTATGTCTCACGTAAACTTCAAAGAGGTTGCATCCTCTTCTGCAGCTTACGCTCTTAAAGATGCTTTTGATGAAGGTGTTATTGCTGAATTGTTTAGTGGTGTCTCAACTTCATCACCTGACCACGTGTTAGGTGCTGATGCTTCTGCTGCTACTCAAACAATGGCGCAACATCAAGGCGGTTCTAATGGTATTGACCTTACAGGTTCTGATGGTACTGGAACTGATCCCCTTGATGTAATGGCATTTATGGCTAGATTGTTGGACGAGCAAAACATTCCTGAAGAAGGAAGATGGTTTGTAGCTCCTCCTTCTTGGTACGAGCAACTGTCTCAATCTGGTTCAAAATTAATGTCAGTCGACTTCAATGCAGGGCAAGGTTCTATCCGTAATGGACTAGTATCAAGTGGAAAGCTGCGTGGTTTTGATATGTACAAGTCTAATAACATTGCTGCTGCTTCTACAGCTAGTGGTAAATGTATAGCTGGACATATTTCTGCCTGCGCTACTGCACAAGCTATTACACAAACTGAGGTTCTTCGTGATCCTGACAGTTTTGGTGACATCGTTAGAGGTCTTCACGTTTATGGCGCTGATGTACTTCGTAGCGAAGCTTTAGTATCTGCTTTCTATTCAATTGACTAATCGTTAATTAAAGCAATAAAACGGTGTGAGGGAAGGAAATTCTATAATATTCTCCTTCCCCATACTTAGAAAAAAAGGAAACAAATGCCACAACTAGGAACAGATGCAAGACCTGTAATCTTAAAGAATAAGAAAAAAGGCAATAGAAAAGTAGTAAGTGCAGGCAATAGAATGACTGCTCAAGAAAGAAAAACATACAATAAGAATTTTGATAGGATTTTTGGAAAAACCCAAAAGAATTATAACAGACAAAAAGGATAAATATGTACTATAGTAAAGATAAAGACAAAAGAAAAAAAATGAATAAAGGTACTAAAAGAATGACGTATAGTGATGGTGGAGTTGTTCAATATACAAGCATAGAAGATAAAGTTGAAAAGTGTACTGCCAAAGTTGGCATGAACACAATGAAGTAATTGTAAGGATTTAAAATGGCTAAAGGTGTAAAACATTATTTTAGAAACGGCACTGAGTTTAAAGGCAACACACACAAAATGCCCAACGGACATGTACATTCTAATAAAACGCATACTAAAACAAGTAAAAGGCTTTATCATTTTAAAGATTTAAGTAAGACAGCAAAGAAAAAAGCTAAAGGTAAGAAATAAAAATGGCAACTACTTATTTACAATTAACGAATGAGTTACTAAGAGAAACTAATGAAGTTGTTTTAACTTCAAGTACTTTTAGTGGAGCAGTAGGAATACAAGGACACGTTAAAGACTGTGTTAATAGAGCTTATAATGATATAGTAAGCGCAGAACCACAGTGGTCTTTTCTAGCCACAGGTGAAAGTGGCGCTACAGATCCTTTTTATGGTAATGTTTATGTAGAAACAACAGCAGGAACGCGATGGTATGAGCTAAAAGCAGCATCTAGTTCTGTAACGACAGACTACGGAGCAATAGATTGGAATGATTTTTATCTAACAACTATTGGAGTTAGTGGGGCATCCGCGCCTTATACAAGTAGAAATTTACAGTTTACTACATTAGAAGAATGGAAAGATCATTATCGAGAAGCTGAAAATGTGGACGATGCCGACACCCAAACGTACGGCGAACCTAAAGTTGTTATAAGAAGTAAAGACGGTAGAAAATTTGGAGTAAGTCCAATACCCGATAAAGTTTATAGAGTGTGGTTTTTTGCTTGGGATTTACCCACAGCATTAGATGCACACGGAGATGCAATAGTATTTCCTGATATTTATAAATCAGTATTATTAGCTAGAGCTAGATATTATATGCATCAATTTAAAGATAATCCACAGTCAGCAGCTTTTGCACTAGACGATTATAAAAAAGGATTAAGAAAAATGAGATCTAATTTAATGAATCCTGCGCCTAAATACATGTCAACGGATCATATATAATGAGTTCACAACCTTTTGCATTGGCTTGTCAAGGTGGCTTAAATAAAGTATCAAGCCAGTTTGAACTATTAAGATCTCCGGGAGAAGCTACAAAATTAACAAATTTTGAAGTTTCTACAAACGGTGGATATAGAAGAATAAATGGATATACGCAGTTTGGAGATGGCACAAGACCAAACAGTGCAAACGCTATTAAAGGTTTGCAAGTATATGCAGATGGTTTGATTGCTGCTTCAGGAACAAATATATATTTTAGTCAAGACGGAAACAGTTGGTTACAGATAAACAAAGACAGCGTTGCAGGTGGAGGAGACAACTACAGCACGTTTACAGGTAGAAGTACATTAGCTAGAACTTCACAGGACCAAGCATCTTTTGCAATATATGAAGGCGATACTGACTATGGAGAACTTATAATAACTGATAGAAGTTCTGCAACTAAACCTTTATATTTTAAAATGACAGGAACAGATTCGGCATTAAGTAGTCGAACTTATTTTACTAAAGAAATTACAGTTAGCGGAAGTGTTTATCCTAAATATTGTGTAATTCATGATAGACATTTAGTAGTAGGAGGAGCAGCAACAGCACCAAATACTATATATTATAGTGGAACTGATGACATAGATGATTTTTCATCTACAGGTTCAGGAAGTATAAAGTTAGATGATCAAGTAGTAGGTTTAAAATCTTTTCGTGATGATTTAATTATATTTTGTAAAAACAGTATTTATAAATTAGTTAATATAAACAGCTCATCCACTATTGCAGTGCAACCAATAACACAGAACATAGGTTGTTTAGATGGTGATAGTATTCAAGAAATTGGTGGACAGCTTTTGTTTTTAGCGCCGGACGGCATAAGAACAGTTGCAGGTACAGCAAGAATTGGTGACGTTGAGCTTGGCTCTTTAAGTAGAAAAATACAACCTATTGTAGGAGATATTGCAGATAACATTGCTGACTATAAAATAAATAGTACTGTAATACGAAGCAAATCTCAGTATCGTTTATTTTATGGAAGTTCTGGTATAACTACTGCTGTTTCAGAAGGAATTATAGGAACACTTAGAATTACAGCAGAAGGCGGTGCAAGGTTTGAGTGGTCTGAAACAAAAGGGATACAAGGCAGTGGAGGCTTTACTTCTGGTTTTGATTCAACAGGAACAGAAAAGCTTTATCATGGAGATTATGCAGGTTATATTTATAATCATGATACGGGAGATGAGTTTAATCCAGCAGGCACAGCAGCAAATATAGACGCTGAGTATGAAACACCAAGTATAGATTTTGGAGATTTAGGAGTATTAAAAACTTTAAAGTATGTTAAGTTATCAGTTAAACCAGAAGGTTCAGTACAGCCTTCATTAAAAATTGTTTATGATTATGATGATTCAACTATACCACAGCCTGCTGCTTATACTTTAGATGCAATACCTACACCTGCAATTTTTGGAACAGGAGCATTTAATGCAGTTACATTTGGAGCAGCGCCTAATCCAATGACTAGGCAAACAGTAGAAGGAAGTGGAAACACTGCTTTTTTAAGATTATTTAGTGATGATCAAAACGGACCATACACAGTAAATGGAATATATATAGATTACGTACCTTCAGGGAGAAATTAAGAGATGGCACAAAGTTATACAAGACAAAGTAGTTTTAGTGATGGAGATACCATTACTGCTGCATTGTTTAACAACGAATACAACCAATTAGTAAATGCATTTACATATAGTTCTAGTAGTGCTTCAAGCACTGGACACAGACACGATGGTACAGCAGGACATGGTGGTAATATACACACTATAGGAGATTTAGATTTCCTTAATAAAATTGTTGCAGATAGTACAAATAATCGTTGGGGAATATTTGTTCAGGTATCTTCTTCCGCAGTTGAACAAATTAGAATCCAAGATGGAGCTATTGTACCAGTAACAGACAACGACATAGATTTAGGTACAAGCTCAGTAGAATTTAAAGATGCATACTTTGATGGTACAGTTACAACTGATGCATTGGTTGCAGATACAGCCGACATAAACGGAGGAACTGTTGACGGAGCAATTATTGGTGGTTCAAGTGCAGCAGCCATTACAGGTACAGCCATTACAGGTACAAGCTTTGTAATTGGTTCAGCAGACATTTCTGAAGCAGAACTAGAAACAATTGATGGAGTTACAGCAGGAACTGTTGCAGCTTCTAAAGCAGTAGTCGTAGATTCAAATAAAGATGCAGCTTCTTTTAGAAACATTACACTTACAGGCGAACTTGATGCAGCTACACTTGATATAAGTGGAGATGCTGATATTGATGGTACAACTAATCTAGATGTAGTAGATATAGACGGTGCAGTTGATATGGCTACTACACTTACTGTAGCAGGTAACGTAGACTTTAACGGAGATTTAGACGTAGATGGTACAACTAACTTAGATGTTGTAGACATTGACGGAGCTGTTGACATGGCTACAACTCTTGCAGTTGCAGGCAATGTAGACTTTAACGGAGATTTAGATGTAGACGGTACTACTAACCTTGATGTCGTGGACATTGATGGTGCAGTTGATATGGCTTCTACACTAGCAGTTGCAGGTGTTTTAACAGGAGCCTCTTTAGATATTAGTGGCGATATAGACATAGACGGTACTTCAAACTTAGACATAGTTGATATTGATGGTGCTGTTGACATGGCTACAACTCTTACAGTTGGTGGTGAAATAACAGCAGCTAGTCTAGATATATCAGGAAACGTAGATATAGACGGTACTCTTGAAACAGATGCACTTACTATTGATGGTACTACACTCGCAGAAACAATTAGTGATACAGTCGGTGCAATGGTTGGCTCTAATACTGAAACTGGTATTACTGTTACTTATGAAGACGGAGACAATACTTTAGACTTTGCAATCGGTACACTTAATCAAGACACTACAGGAACAGCAGATAATATTACAGTCTCTGCAAATAACAGCACAGACGAAACTGTTTATCCAGTATTCGTAGACGGTGCTACAGGTTCTCAAGGAGCAGAGTCTGATACAGGACTTAATTATAATCCTAGCACAGGAATGTTGACCACTACAGGAGTTACTGCAACATTTACAGGTAATATAACAGGTAATGTAACAGGTAATACAAGTGGTACAGCAGCCACAGTAACAGGAGCAGCACAATCAAACATTACAAGTCTTGGAACGCTTACAACTCTTACAGTTGATAATGTAATTGTAAACGGCACAACTATAGGACATACATCAGATACTGATTTAATAACACTAGCAGATGGAAATGTTACTATTGCAGGAGAACTTGATCTAACTACTTTAGATGTATCAGGTGATGCTGACATTGACGGCACACTCGAAGCAGATGCAATTACCATTGGTGGTACAACTCTAGCAGAATTTATTTCTGATACAGCAGGTGCTATGTTTTCAAGCAATACTGAAACAGGAATCACTGCTACGTATCAAGATGCTGACAACACAATTGATTTAGTTGTCGGAACATTAAACCAAGATACTACAGGTACTGCTTCTAAAGTTACAGTATCAGACAGTACAGCAAACACTAATTTCCCTGTAGTCTTTCATGATGAGTCTAATGCACTATTAGATGATACAGGAGCTTTAAGATATAATCCAAGCACAGGAGAACTGTTAGTTCCTAAACTGACTGTAGCAGGTACAACTACTACAGCAGATACAGTAACTATGCAGGCTTCAAATGCTATTATCTTTGAAGGTGCTACAGCAGACTCAAACGAAACTACGCTTAGTATCGTAGACCCAACTTCAGACCACACACAATATTTAATTAATCAAGGTGGATACATTCCAGTCTTAGCAGCCGCTACAACGACTGCAATTACTTCGACACCTGCAGAACTAAATATCCTTGATGGTGTTACAAGTACTGCAGCAGAGTTAAACATCCTAGATGGTGTTACAAGTACTGCAGCAGAACTAAATATCTTAGACGGAGCAACAGTTGTTGTAGGTGAAATAAATGCATTAGACTTAGGCTCAACGGCTGTCGGTACAGCAATAGCCTCTAAAGCAGTTATACTCGATTCCAATAAAGATTACACAGGTTTAAGAAACTTAACCATTACAGGTGAGTTAGATGCAGCCACATTAGATATAAGTGGTGATGTAGACATTGACGGAACTTTAGAAACAGACAACCTAACAGTTGGTGGCGCACAAGGTTCTGACGGACAAGTATTGACTTCAACAGGAAGTGGAGTAGCTTGGGAAAATGCAAGTAGTGGTGCAGTTTCAGCAATAAACAATGCTACAGCAAATGAGCTAGTAACAATTGGAAGCACTACTACGGAACTAGATGCAGAAGCTAATCTTGTTTTTGATGGCACTAATCTTGGAATCGGAACCGCAAGCCCAAGTACCAATCTACATATTTACTCAACAGCAGATAACGCACCACATCTTCTTTTAGAAAACTTCCAAAACGCTGACACAGACGATGCACCAGTCATTGAGTTATATACAAATGACCAAACAACTGGTGGCATTGGCGATGATACAGACGTTGGTGTTATCCGATTTACAGGCGATGAAAAAGATGGCGGCACAAAAGAAACCTATGCAGAGATAAGAGGTGTTGCACACGATCCTGGACAAGGCGCATCAAACAAAGGTAATTTATCTTTCTTTGTTCAAGCTGCTGGTGATTTAAATGAAACACTTACACTAGATGAAAATATGGTAGGAATCGGAACTGCAAGTCCGGGTTCATACAACTCAAACGCACGAAATTTAGTTATTAGAGATTCTGGAAATATGGGTATCACGCTTTCTAGTGGTGCTAGTAGTGATTGTTTCATTGGTTTTTCTAATGGTGAAGATACAGGAATACATGGCTTAATCCAATATGACCATAATTCAGATGCTATGCACTTTAGAACCAATGATGTTGACAGTAGAGTAGTTATTGATAGTGCTGGAAGTGTTGGGATCTCTAACACTATTGGAAGTTTCCATTCATCAGTGTTACCACTTATTGTCGGATCAGGATCAGGCGATGAAGGAATGGCAATATTCTCAGGCTCTAGTAATAAAGGAAAATTAGGTTTTGCCGATGCTGCCAGTGATGACTCAGGTTCTTATCGTGGATATTTTCAATACGATCATTCTGGCGACAATTTAAACATTGGTACTGCTGGAAGTGAGGTTATGAGAATAGATTCTGCTGGAAGACTTGCAATCGGAGTAACAAGTCCTGAAGGTCGGATTGATGTAAACGAAGATACCGCAGGAGTATGGACAGGAGTATTTCATAATGAAGCCAGTGGTGGTGCAGGTGTATTAATTAAAAGTACAGGCGATACTGGAAGTGAAAATGTATTAGATGTTAGAAACGGAACTGGAACTATATTTAAAATAACTCAAGCAGGAGCTAATGTAAATATAGGTAATGGAGATATAGCAGATCCAACTCTAAAAATACATTCTGCAACTGGTGGTGATCCAAGAATAGCATTTGACACAGGTGCTGCCAACAGAGATTCTTTTATAGATTTTCTTAATGAAGGCACACAAGCTGGCGGTATTCAATATGCACATAATGGAAATTCTATGCGGTTTTCTGTGGCTAGTAATAATCGTACAGAATCTTTGCGAATTACCTCTACAGGACAATTACTTCTTGGTGCTACAGCAGCCGTTGATAGCGAACAGGCATTAATCAACAGAAACGGCTCTTGTAAAATGACTGTTCGAGCAGAAGAAGACAGCAGTGCAAGAGATGCTTTGTTTTCTTTACATACTCGTAACACAGGCGCACAGTGTAGAATTAATTTTGTAGACGGTTCAGGTGCAGGTACTGGTGCTGGTCAGATTTATTACAATCACGATGGAAACTCCCTGAGATTTTTAACTGATTCTACTGAACATTTTATAATCGATGGTTCTGGAAACTTAACAGCAACCGATACAAGTATTGGTTCTATTTCAGATAAAAGATTAAAAACAAACATACAAGATTATACTTATAGTATTGATAATTTTAAATCTTATACTCCAAGAATATTTGATTGGATAAATCCTGAAGAACATGCAAATAGATCACAACAAATAGGTTTTATTGCTCAAGAGCAAGAAGTAATCGATCCAAGATTTATTGAAGAAGAAGAAACATCTTCTGAAAGAAAAGATACAAAACTCTTAGATACAATTACAAAAGAAGATGGAGATGTTGTAGGTATTTCAAAAACAAGTAAATTCGGACAGAAAGATGCTATGTATATCTCAGTTATCCAACAACTCATAACAAGATTAGAAACTGCTGAAGAAAAAATTGCAGCATTAGAAAACAATTAAATTAAAATAAAAGAGGAAAAATAAAATGGCAATAGGATATGCTTGGGATGTTTCTACAGTAGATACATACCCAACTAAAAGCAGCAAAAGTGATGTTATCTATAATGTACACTGGAAACTTACAGCTACTGACGATACCAATAAAGACGCAAGTAATGTAAATATTTCAGAAACTGTATATGGTTCACAAGTATTAGATACTTCAGACCTTTCAAGCTTTAAAGCTTTTGCAGATGTTACAGCTTCTGACGTACAAGGATGGGTTGAAACTGCTATAGGTTCTGATGAAGTGACAGCTATGAAAACTGGTTTAGATGGAAAGATAGTTAAAATAATTACACCTACAAGCGTTCAAAAAACTATAGGAAGTTAATGGAACTTTCAAGCTATATAATTTGGAACGTGGTGTTGACTCTTGTAGTCGCACCTGTGTTGTACGCTATACGCAGTAATGCTACAGAGCTTAAAAGACTTGACATCCTTATCAATAAAACAAGAGAAGAGATGGCTAAAGAATACATATCTAGAGATACGTTTGAATACGACATGGGTAAACTTATGAAGGTCTTAGAAAAATTAGAAGTAAAACTAGACAGACTTTTTGAACAGGAAGGGAAGTAAACAATGGCAAGAAAAAGATACAATAAAGGTAAACGAGTAGACATGCGTGCTGGTGGTCGTGTAAGATTAGCTCATGGCGGAGAGCCTCAGAGAGAAAACTTCGGTCAAGGCAGGCTTGGACAAGAAGCATATAATGTAGCTTGGTCTGCTTGGAATGCAGCACATGCTGACGATACTACTTCTACTCCTCCAAATCCTTTTCCAGATACAGGCAATGTTCCTTATGGCAATGTAACAGAAGACCAAGCAACAAAAGCTAGAACACAAATAGAAGACGCTGCTGCAGGAATTGTTCCAAAAGACAGTGAAGCTAAAATAAAAGCTCCACAGACAATAATAAAAGACGGTGAAGTGCCTACTGATACAGTTATTCAAAAAGAAAATATTTCTAAAGTAGGAACAACTGCAGATGCAAAAGCATCAACGGCGGTAGCTGCTCCTAAAGAAACAG